TTCTTTCTATTAATACTTTTTCTAAAATAGAAGGGCTTTTTAATATTTCATTAGGAGTTAAATCTAATAAAGAAATACCTTTACGACCATCTTTTAAATCAAATTTTTGTAAATCTAATCTTTTGACAGTTAATTTAAAACTAGGTCTGCTTTTTAAATCTTTAAAAGTTTCCCTTATAGGCCTGTTACCTAAATCCTGATCTCCTGCTCCTATTTCAAATTCTTTTACCATTTATTAATATCCAAATACTTGATCTTGTGGTTCATATTGTTGTGTGTGCTTAGTCATCCTATGTGGAGAATGCACGTTCATCAGAGTCCTACTCATCATCATATACCTCAACGCATCGTAAGCATGGTCTTCAGCTTTCGTATCCACATCTTCAGGATTGGTTTTAGATATGGGTAGTGTAGGTAGAGTCCTGATTGTATTGTTGCACGTAGAAAAAAAGCGAACCCTAGCATTACCGTGATCGTCACAGGCTAATCTCCTGTGTACTTCTATCTTTCCTGCAATTCTGTTCCTGTCTGCTGGTGTCCATCGTGCTCCTCTCCTTACCATAGTCTCTGCAATAGAAGGCCCTAAGCCTGTTCTGTTCCAACAGGAAGAATCCAGCGTTGTTTGCTGCATCGGTGGGTCTTCTCTTTCCATTTGTACTATCAAATCTCCTAACCTCTCTCCTGTATATCCTTTTACGTATAATTCTCTGTATATCCATATGTTATTGTCCCAATCTATGGCTCCCCATAAGATACAAGACGGTGAAGAATAGCCATAATCGCCTGATCTTATCCTTGTCCAGCCCGATGGCACCTCAAAAGGCTCTACAACGTGTGTCTCACGACTAAATTCAGTGAAAGCAGAGCCATCTGCTACGTCCCAGTCACCTTCTAACAACCTTTTTCTCTCTATTTCCGGTAGAGACATCAACATCGCCTCATATTGACCGTCTTCAAACAGATATGGGTTGTCTGTCAACCTTGCAGGCACGAATTTACGTAAAAATAACGGTTCATCGGCCTTTGGGTGGTTCACTGGGTACTTCAAAACCTTACCAGTGTCAAAATCCCTAGCCCAAAATGGACTATCTGGTGGATTAGGGTCTAAATACATCTTTTTTACCCACCAACCTCCTACTCCTCCCGGGTTTGCTGTACATCTCATGTACATTCCTAGTTCTGGATCAGTAGTTCTAAGTCTAGAACGTAGGTAATTCCACACGTATGGTGTGGGGTAGTTCGTAATCTCGTCTATTCCTATCCAATTGAACGCTTGTCCTTGGTATCTAGTCACATCTCGGTCATCATCTACGTATGAAAACCATACTCTAGCACCTGATGGGAACTGCCAGATGGACTTTGCCTCTTTAAATACAGCTCCGGGGAACGCTTTTGGATAGAGTTGCTTGCTTTTGTCTATCAATTCGGTCAATTCAGCTAGTGTTCTTCTTAACAGCAACCCTCTATGGTTGGGATTTGATGCATCTCGCAGTACATCTGCTAATAATGCATAGGATTTTCCCCCTCCTGCTGCTCCTCCGTATAAGACATCTCTTTCAGGTGACTCAAGGAATGTAGTTTGAGGGCCTTCGTTGGCTCTGAATACTACATCGTGGTGCTGTAAATGCTCACGTACAGCTTGAGGCACCTTCTTTAAGTCCTCGTCAGTGATTACACTTACGGACTTCTGTCTTCCCTTTAGAGCATTGTCCACTTTGACAGCAGCTTGTTGTGCCTCTTTAGATTTTCTTCTGGCATTCTTAGCTTGCTTCGTCAATCTTTCAGCTCTTCGTTTCTTTTCGGAAAGCTGTCTTTGAGTGGCCAATCTGGCCTTCATCTTCATAGACCAGTTATAACTCGTTTTTGGTTCTCCCTCTTTTTTGGGAGGTCTACCTCTTTTTGGTTTCTGTTCTTCTGTCATCTGTCTAAGTGTACACCTATTTTCATTCGCTTTGTAAGACCGGGGTTTGATATTCTCCTACCGGATGCTGTACTTAGCCACCTTGCAGCTTTTGCAGGCCCACAGCTGTTTGCGAATGTAAACGCCTTTTCTAATAATTCTAATTCCTTATCTACAGGAATATATTCTTTTCCGTCCTCTGATAGTTCATACCCAAATGGTATGGTTGATGTTGTTCTTCTCAAGTTTTTGGTTTCCTTGGTGGGTTACTATATTTTTTTTGAAATTTATATTCAATATCCCCCATCTTTTCTTGTTGTTTTTTTGCTGCCTTTTTTAATTTTTTCTTCATTTGAGCAGACATACGCTGATTAAACTGTGCATCAGCAGTTTCTCTCATTCCTTTAGTGTAGAAAGGGTCTTTTCCTATTAGTTTATTAAAAAAACCTGTTTTGTATTCATCTTTTTTTTTATTATTATCACTCATTTAATTACTCACCGTACATGTTAATTGTTCAGGACACATACCTTCATAAGTAACGATGGTAAAACTATCCTGATTAGGAAATCTGTATCTACACTGCATACCCTTCATACCATTGCTGCTGTATGGTCTATACTGTGCTAACTTACAACTTATATATCTCTCGTGTTTAGGAAACCTTTTGTTAAACATACTAGCATGTGCTTGGTCGTATCCTTCATTCATACAAATGGCGTAGCCCGTTTGAAACTCCCCACAGAGCTCATGTGCCTTTACTTTACTAGCCACTGCTGTAGCAATCCAAACCATCATGGCTGCTGCTAGTAATCCTACCACAGTCAACGAAGATATTTCCAACATCTTTCTCTGTCTCTCTTGTTGTTTATAAATCATCTCTTGTCTTTGTTTTCTGATTTTTCCTTGCATTTGCAAAAGTTCATTCCATGCATTCGGCCCATGCGATAAGTTAATGAAATTCCTAAGTTCATTCTCCATCTTTTGAGCTTTTTTCTTAGCTGCAAAAGCATTTAACGCCTCCTCTTCAATAGACGCACCCGCAAATATCTTTTTAAATAGCGGAGGCTTCTGCGACATCTTTTGAGCCTGTCCGATATCTGAGCACGCACCCATCCATCGACCCACATCTCCATACATGCTTTCGATATCCTTACCCACTGAAAAGCCTTTCTTAATAACGTTAAAGGCTGCTGTTGCTGTAGCCAGTGCCGTGACCGGATCAACCATTCCTTCATATCCTCCCTCTTATTTCCCCTATTTTTTCTTATTATTATTTTTCTTTTCTTTCTTTGCTATTTCTTTAGCGTGTTTCTTTCTTCTTTCTTCTTGTATCTTCTGCAGTTCTTCTATTGTGTAATACTTCCTAGTTACGAAATCTAATACCAAACAGGCTATGCTCATGTTGTTTTTACTTGTCTAGGACTTTGTGCGTATGCTTTACCTTTTTTATAATTATATTTAGAAACTAAAGTCTTTTTCTTTTTTTTCTTCTTTACTTCAAATTCTCTTTCTTCTTTTGGTATTGGTATACCATCTCTTTTAAGTCTGTCTCTTAACAGCTGCTCTTCTCTTCTCTCTTGTTGTCTTCTATAAAAAGGTATTTGCCCTTGAATTTCAGCTTCTAAATTACCCATATCTATTGCAGCTTTTCTTCTATTAAATTTTTCAAATGCTTTTTCTTGTTCGTCCATAATCAATCCTCCACGTTTACAACTGGCATCTCCTTCTTGGCAGGCATCAATACCACACCGTGAAGTAACTTACCTTCTACATCAATCTTCTCTTGCTTGCCCAGACCGACCCTGTCAAGAAGTGTCTGTGCAGCCTTCAGTCGCAACTCTGCCCTAGGGTGTTCACCTACATCATTCATACCTTCGACTACACGATTGATTGCTGTAACCGAGTGTGCTGCAAGTTCTACCTTTGCCTGTTCTATGATCTCTTCTTTGAGAGACTGTAATACATGCTGTCTAGAAGATGGCTTATAACCAGATAATTCTAGTGCCTTTGTAATATTACCACCACACTTGAACAACTCTGTTAAGAACGATTGCTGTTTCTTGGTTAACTCTCTGGATTTTTCTTTTAGTAATCCTTGATTCATACCTATTGCTGTGCTAAGTTGGAAAGAAGCATAAACGGTTGCTGTCCCCTGTTCATCCCTGTGTGTAATTGGTGAGACCTGAACGAAGTTTATGCCTTATTATATAATTATACTGTATATACACACTTTGTCAAGAAAAAACTTGACAGGTTGGCATATGGGGTGTATAATAAAAGGTAAGCCTTTGGGGGGTGTATATATAGGTACTACTTATAGACAGCAACCGGTCTTACTTAGGTACAGCCACGGACAGCAACTGGTTTAAACCCCCTTTTTACCAAATTTATTATCGTGATTGCATACGCATACGTACACTACCCCCCTGACCCATGCGTGCCCGTATAGAAATATATTCTTATTAATAACACAATTAACCTAATTACTAATATTAAGGCGTGTTATCTTCTCCTATTAAAGCTAAATGCACCCTACATTACACACGCACATATTAGAGTCTGACAAATTCTGGTTTAATACAAATAAAATGCAAGGTTTAACAGCTGTTGGGCGTGTCATTCAACCCAGTTACAAACCCAATAATATCAATTAGTTATGAATTAAGTGCGTATCTAGGGCAGATATAAAAATACCGTTGAGTATTAACCTACATACAGCAACGGTATTTATATTAATTAATCGTTTAATCTATTCTTTATATGGTATTCTTTTGACGTTGGAAGCTGTTTCAAATGCTGTTCTGCGTGTTGTCTATCTACAAACCAGAGTTTGCCACCTCCAACATTTAAGAATTCATTCTCTTTTAAAGTAATGGTTTTTACTTTATGGTTATCTAAAAACGGCTCCTTGTAGTTCTTATCAACCTCATATAATTTATACTTTTTCAATTGTTCCTCCTATAGTATATCAGTTAAAAACAAAATAATAATTGCCATTTGTGTAGCAATTACAACCCAAAGAATAAACAATGTTTTATAATATTCTGCATATCCTTTGTAGGTTCTGCCCTTATCCAATACTAACTTTTGAAAGTCTTGATTGAATTTATTAAGCATTTTCTTCTGTTTTAATTCCTTGTCTATCTGCATTTCTAAGTCTTTTAATTGTGCGTTCATATTTTCCTCTATCCTAAAATGATTAATAAAATTATTATACATACTATAATAAATACAATCTTTTGTACAGCAATGATAAAATCCAACATCTATTCCCCCATTAATTGTTGATGTTTATTAATTGGTAAATTATCAGAGTATATCTTAGTTTTCTTATTAAACTGTGATCTTTTAATTAATTTACCATTCACGAAAAACCTATATTCTAACGTATGTTTATCTATTTCTCGTACTGTTGTTCTGTGTTGTATAAACATATAAGAATAGTTTTTACTAGTTCCCACCTTAATATTAACAACACCTTCATTTTTAACACCATAAGACTTACTGCTGTTATATATACAAGCTTGTACATCATTCCATATTGGATAACTGCTCATTGGTTCAACCTCCTCTCTTCTTGCTCAAGTGCATTAGTTAATAGTATTTCAGAGAAAGAGTCCCATTCGTTTAGGCTCTCATAATCCTCCCAAGTTAAATCCATGTTGAGTTCAAAATGGTAGCCTTTTTGTTTAGGAAACTTTTTCCTTAACTCTTTAGTAATTGGAAAAGATATCCTTGTTCTGACGTGGTCATCTCCTCCATGTGGCATTGAAAAAACTATTTCAAAGAATGTATTTGGTAAATATTTGAATAGTTTTGGTTCAATAGTCTGATTAAATCCTAGATCATAACTAAGATTATTACATATTTCTAAATGTTTTTTAGATATAAATTTAGGCATTTTCTTTAACTCCTTCCTTTGCACTCTCCCATTTAGCAACAGAAGTATTCATGCTTTTATTATTCTGCTTAACAGCATCTTGAAGGTAACAATTAACTTGCCATAAGTTAGATTGAATTCTGCTCTCCTCTCCTATCATGTTTTTTCTTAACGTCTGCAGATCCTCAATTAATAACAGCAATGAATTATCTAGATCATCTTGAGCATTCATCCCTGCTGTTGTGTGGATTGGATTGCTCTTATTATCGCCTTTGATCTTTTGTGCGTTTAGTATTAATTGAGATAGTTCTCTTATTTGGTTTCTTAGATACATAGTCATTTTGTTTTTTCCTTCCTTTAAAATTGTTAAAATTACTATTGCTGTATACACTATTATAAATATGAAAAGAAATCAATACCATAAATAAAAAAGATATTAAGAGCATTCCAAGTACAGCAACCAAGGTTTGGGCATCTCCACCAACTATTAACAGCGTGGCGAAGATGCTCCAGAAATGAAAGAATATTGCAAACAGCATTTTAGTCTGACAATTTTTAGGCTACTGCTGACAATTCATTCCAATGATCAGAATCCAAGCAAGTACGCACCTTGTTCTCTCTTTCAATCTGCACTGATCCTACATTGCTACCATTCCTTGAAGTATACGCTGTGACAGTTTCGCCTTTAGTGTTGGTACGTTCCCAACTACTATCGGTATGCGTACTCCAATGGGTAAGTGCATTGTATACTGCATACAGCGTCCCACCTAATGACTCTTTTTCCTTGCCGTATTGATGCATAAGAAAGTCATTCAGTTTAACATTGATCAATTGTTTTAGTTCTACACCTTCTTCCTTGAGTGCGTCCTTAATAATAGTTGCTGACTCTGATTTACGTTTAGCAATGGTATTTGCAAACAGCATTGCCACTTGTTCGTCAGTTACTTTGGTATCTCTCCAATTGCATAACTTGTCATAGTCCCTATTATACATATCTACAGAATTGGCAATCTTAGAAACAGCACTACCATAGTTAATATTAGAAGTATGCTTTTGTTTACTATGGTAAAACTTCTCTCCTCCAAATACTAAAGTGTTTAAACACAATGCTCTATACATTCCAGAAAATACTTGAAATGCAAATGATCCGTCTAAACTGTTAAAAGTATCAGATCGCATAGTTACTACATCACTCTCTGATACTCTCTTAGTATGATTAAGAAAGTGTATAGTTCTACGTGCCTTAGCACCTTTATCCCATAACTGATCTATAATCTCAATCTGCTCTGGATCATAAGCACTACTATTCTTGATAGCATCAGCGTGTCTTTTATAGACATCTAAATGTGGTACAATCTTATAAGTTCTGCCGTGTACTCCTAAACATTCATTAGTATCTGATCTTACTACAGCGTGTTTACCATCAATCTCAGTCATTAAAGATTGACCATCACCGTTAGTGTCATTCTCAAAAAACAATGGTCTTTTCTCTACAGCAAAGTCAAAAAAAGATAGATCGTCTATATTGTTATGTGTGTTAGTAGTGGGATTGATTACTCCCATTACATCATTTGTATTTGTCATATTATTATCCTTCCTAAAAATAATTTGTTAATAACAATTATGTTTATACAGCAAGATCAATAATGCTGTCAAGATAATTTATTACTGTACAGCCAACTTTTCTTTTCTCTCTTCCTTATCTCTCTCAATTATCCAATGTTTGTGACACAGCCACTTATCCCATTGATAGATCACAGCGTTGGCTGTACAGTAATGACAAATTTTAGCTGACAATTTTACCTGACAAATCGCTGACAAATTGATGTCGGTTCTCACGAAAGTATGACAATTCATTGACAATTTG